CGACAGGCTCGGTCTTCGTGTCCGTTGCCGTGCCGAAGGTCAGCGCGGCGTCCTGGCGCGGCTGCGCGGACGCGCCGAACAGCCCCGCGAACGGAGACGCGGCGGGCTGCGGCGGCTGACCGCCGATCGGCTGTCCGTTGATCAGCAACCTCGACGCGGCGGGGTCGGACACGGCCTCGAGCCCCTCCATCTCGCGCACTTCGTTGACGGTCAGGATTCCGCCGGCGGCGTACGCGCGGCGCTTCTCCGTCTCGAACTTCTCGTCGGCGGCGACGGGGTTGTCGTAGGCGAGGAACGCGTCGTCCTCGATGCCGAACAGCGGAAGCAGCGTCTGGTTCAAGACCTCCTCGTCCATGCGCATCAGCGGCAGGACGCTCGTCGCCTTCCACGAAGTGAACCCGACCGTCGCGCTCGCGAGGTTCGGGTCGTTGGCCTTGAGCATCGAGACGGGCACGCCGAACACCGCCGCGATCTCCTCGACGATCTGCTCGCGACCCATCATGTCCTTGGGGGAGAACGAAAGCGGCTTGATGTCGATGTCGGCGGTCGCCGTCAGGAAGCGACCAGTGCGGCGCGTGCCGCGCAACTTGCTGTCGATCTGCGCCTCGAGCCGATCGATCTCCTCCTGCGACGCGTCGCCCTTCACGGTCAGCAGCCAATCCGGGCGCGCCTTGTTCGCGAACCAGTGGTAGTCCATGTCGTGCAGGGACTGGTTGTTGGTCGCCGCCATCCACGCGGCCTCCACCTTGCCCATGCCGTAGTAGATGTCTCGCGGGTTCGGACGCTTGAAGTGGATGACCTCGTCGCGCTCGAAGAACGCGCGCTTCTCGTACGACACGCCGTACAGGTAGCCGTCGACGAACTCCTCCTTGCCCGGCACGATCTCGACCCACTGCGACGGCATCGTCCACAGCTCGACGGGAATACCAAGGCGGCGGTCAAGCACGGGGTGCAGATACGCGTTGCCCGTCAGCTCGAGATACAGCACACGCAGGACGGTCTGTTCGAAGCCGTTCTGCCACGGGTTCGCCTTCGAGAGGAGGTCGAGGACGGGATGGTTGTCGGTGACGACCTCGTATTCGTCGCCGTATTCCGCCGCCTTCGTCATCGCGTAGCGCGACGGGAGCTGCTCGAGCGAACCCGACAGATACGACTTCGCGCGTCGATCCGTCCTGCGTGTGTTCCAGAGCTTCGTGCCGGCGCTGCGGTTGCGCACATAGAGGCGCAGCGGCTGCGACGCGACCGCGTACGCGTTGAGGTTCGCGGCGGCGTAGATCCACGACGAGTAGTGCTTGATCGCCTCGCCGTTCGAGAACGACGGGCGCTGGCTGTCCCCGCTGATCACGCGCGTGGACGAACTCATCCACTTTCGCGCGTCCGTCACCGCCTTCGAGAACAGCCGATTGAGTAGCGACATCAGATGACCTTCATAATCAGGGGCTTCCTCTGCCGCCGTGCGTGAACGGCCAGCGCGAGCGCGCATACGCCGTCATCGTGACCCGTGGTCGCCTCGTACGAGACAGTCCTTCCCGAGTATCGGTAGCCGAACGACTCAAGTTCAGAGCGGAGCCAGCCGTCCGGGTAGCGGATGTCGCGTCCCTGCACCGCGATCTGCAAGCCCTCCATCAGCTGCTGCTTGCTCTGCGATGTGAACTTGAAGCCCTCGACGCGGCGACAGACCTTGCGGAGATCCTCGACGATCGGATCGCCGACGCCCGTCGAATCGATCTGCGCAGGCCTGTCGCCGATCGTCTTCGCGAGGCGCTCGCGCGTGACCGACCACGGCGCTTGCCACCGCTCGAGCCGGCAGACCGCGCCGTCCTTGTCCATCGCGATCGCGACCGTGTAGTCGACGCTCTTCGCGAGGTCGACGCCCCAGCACTCGGGCGCGGCGGTCGAGAGCTGGCCGATGCACGCGCGGATGGCGTCGAGTCCGAACGGGTTGCCGCCGTCCTCGGCGGGGATGCCCTCGTACTCCTGGGCAAACACCTCGGGCGGAAGCAAGCGCCGCGCGGCCTCGACCTCGTCCGCGTCGATGTGCGGATTGTGGCGCGTTCCGATGCGGAAGGCGCGCATTTCGCCAGTTGTGTCACCTTCCGCTTGCGTGAACAGGCGGTGGAAGTCACCCGTCCCCTTCGGCGTGCCGAGGAACAGCGCGGAACCCTTGCGGTCGGATAGCGTCGGTCGCGCCGCGCTGCGCCACCATTCGATGAGCTTCGACACGAAGCCCGCCTCGTCCACGACGATCAGGTCGTAGAAGCGCGACCGTCCAGCGTCAATGTCCTCAAGCGACCAAAAGTCGATTACGCCGCCAGTAACCAGTTCTAAGCGTTTTTCGACGCGGTCAAGTCTTTTGGTGACGGGCGCAAGAGCAATCTCGATGTCACGCATCGGATCTGCAAGATATTTGTAGGTTGGCGCGAACCATCCGACGCGACCGCGCTTGACCGCCTTTCGCATGGCCTTGATCTTGCCGTAGGTTGTCTTGCCCCAGCGTCGACCGATCTCAAGCACGGAGAACCGTGCGAGCTGTGAATCAACCTGCAACTGGCTTGGGTGCAGGAGCTCGGAAAGCGGTCGGAGTTGGACTTTCACGCATCGCCCAGCGGAATCTTGGCCGCGATCTCCTCGATCGTAACGACCTCCTCGCGGGTCGTCGTATCGGCCTTGTCGCGCTGCTCAAGGTACTGCTTGCCGAGCCAGATCAGCATCGGGACGCTTCCCTCCCGCGCCTTCATGTACTGCCATCGGCGAAGGCTCGTCCTCATGTCGTCGCGGCCTCGGTCGAGTTCGGCTTGGAAACGCTTGTGGATCGTGTGGCGTCCGCAGCCGAGAACCGTGCCGATCTCCTCGGAGGTGCAGCCGAGCTTCGCCAGCTCGAAGACCTTCTTCGGGTCGATGTCAGCCTTGGGGCGACCGCGCGGCATCGTTGAACGCCTCCATGTTCAGGCTGATGAAATGCCTCGAGCAGTTGCGGCCTTCCGCATGATGCAGGATCGCGATGCGCGAGAATCCAGCGGCTTCGAGTTGATCGCTCAACTTCAACGCCGTGAAGATCGCATGGTGGAAATCGTGCTCGTCGGTCTGACCGCCCATCAGGTATCCCTCGAGATGCGGGTCGGTGCTTCCCGCGATGATGCAGCAGACGATCTTCGCGAAGTCAGGCACGGACACGAACAGACGACCGCCGGGCTTGAGAACCCGACGCCACTCGCGAAGCGTCTCGACGGTGTGCGCCTTCGGGATGTGCTCAAGCACATGGCTCGCGCGGATCTCGTCGACCGACGCGTCCTCTACCGAGTCAAGCCGGCGACAGTCTCGGCCTCCCTTGATGTCCCACGAAATCCAACCGTCCTCAAGCGTGTCGCCCGCGCCGATGTCGATCTTCATGCGTTCCTCTGTATCCATGTTGTCCTCCGTTGCGGAGTCTACTGCCCCGCCTCAAGCTCCACAATGCGCGCGCTCGTCGCCGCGATTTCCGCGTCGATGTTGCAAACCTGCTCTTCTTCGCCCGCGTCCCACGCAAGACGACGGGACATCTCAAGACGGGCGAGCTTGTTCCTTGCGAGCGCAAGTCGTTCTGTGTTCGTCATGGCGTCCACCTATCAGACAGGAACTTCTTCCCAGTCAAGACGACCGACTGCGGAAAACACAACGCTGCTCGTCGTGTTGAGCAGGGCAAGAACGCCGCCGGGCGGCACGATGATCGAGCCATCGAAGGTTTCGATGCCGCCGTACGACGGCATCAGCGCGGTCGAGGCGAGCGTCGTGTAGGTCAGGCCGCTCGGCGACGAGAAGCCAGTTCCAGCGACGATGACGAGGTTGTTCGTGAGTCCCGTCAGCGCGACACTGCCCGCGAACACCTTGGCGCTCGATCCCGACTGAAGCAGGGTCTTCCCGTTGTACGGGTTGCTGCCAGTCGAGATCGAGCCGTTGTTGAGCGACAGCGCCCACACGAACACGCCAGGCGCAGCGCCCGAGGTCAGGTTGTTCGCGACCAGGTTGAGCGACGCCTTGAGCAGGACGAGGTTCTTCGTGTTGCTCGTCGGGTTCCACAGGCCGAGGATCGGCGTCGTGGTCGCCGTCAGCGTGATCGTGTTCGCCGACAGCGCGACGAGCGAGCCGTGACCGCCGAAGAAGAGGTTGCCTTGGTAGTTCGTCTCGTACAGGCCGCCGTGCAGCTCCGAGACGATCGTGTCTCCGAGCGCGCCCGAGCG